ATGACTGATCGCCGCTGCAAGGCTGACCGATTCCCACCGCAGGTCATTGACGCGATGGTCCGCTACGCCGCCGAACCGGTCGATGACGACGGTCACACCGACTGCTACTACGCCGGGATGCTGGACGCCGCCCTCCGTGTGATGGCCGAGCCGCACCCGGACGAGGTCGCGGCCATGCTGGACCCGCTCGGTATCGAGCTTCCTTCCGCTTCGACCGAGGACGGGGGCGTCACCGGCGTCCAGGCTCCCGCCGGGCGCAGTCGCGCCGCGCGTATGGCCGCGGAGTTCAACACGCACCCGAACAGCCTGGGACCTGCGCACGTCCGCGCCCTCGCCGCGACGCTCATGGGCGAGGAGTCCCAGGAGCTACTGGTCGAGTTGACCGGCGACGAGGCCGACCGCAGCAAGATCGCGCGCGAACTGGCGGACGTGACCTACGTCGCCTACACGATCGCTTGGAGCTACGGCATCGACCTCGACGCCGCGCTGCGCGAGATCCATCGTGCGGCGATGGACAAGATCCATGCCAACGTTCGCCGCGAGGGCGACGGGAAGATCATCAAGCCGCCCGGCTTCGTGCCCCCGGACATGACCCGCGCTGTCGAACGCGGCCTCTCTTCGACCGAGGACCGGGGCGACGATGCCTGAGGTCGCCCGGATGTACCCGACCATTCGTGAGTGGCTTCGCGGCGGCACGGTCGCCACCGAACCCCTGATTGTCGAGCTGCTCCACGCCATCAACCACGCTGACGCTGGGGGTAGCTTCCGCGCAAGCCAAGGCAAGCCGTTCTGCGGCGAGTGTCACGTCTGGCGTAGCCAGCAGCATCGTTCCGCCCCTTCGACCGAGGACGGGGGCGTCGCATGACCGCTCACGATCACCGGACGTTCGTTCCGGGCTGCTATCGCTGTGAACTCGGCCGCGACGAGGCGATGGACGCCCTCGTGGCCGAGCGTGACGAAGCTCTGGCCGAGGTCGAGACGGCATGGACGGAGGGCTATGACGCCGCCGTCCACATGCTGCGCGTTGGCGCGTCGTGCGCGAGCGGGCAGACGGAGCAGGCGCTTGGCCAAGCGGCAGACGTCGTCGCGCGGTGCCGCGACGAGCAACACGACTGGTGGGTCCGCCATCGCCCTACTTCGACCGAGGACCGGGGTGAAGCCGATGCGTAGCCGCTGCGGCGTCGTCAACGGCGACGAGTACGAATGCGCCCTGTGTGGCGGGCTGGTGCCGAACCCGGAGGGCACGCTCTCGGCGGCGTCGACGACATGGTGCGCGGAGGCGCAGCAGCAGGCCGCGATCCGGCTTCGGGACGACGCCCCTTCGACCGACGAGGAGGGGAGCGCGTGAGCCTGCGACACGGGCGACTCGCCCACATGATCGACGAGATCCGCGACCACATCCGCGACCACCCACAAGCACACGTCCTCATCGCGAGCCGATCGCTCACCCCCGACGACCTCGCACCACACCCGCCCGGCGCACGCGTCCGGCATGACCGCATCGACCTCGCCGATGGCGGCACCGTCCGGTTCGTCCGCAGCCCCGCAGGCGGACGAGGACGCGCCGTCGACGCCGCATACGTCGACAGCGACACGCCGACGAGCGTCATCGCCGCGATCGCACCGTGCATCGCCGCCGTATCCCGAGGCGCGTAGACGCCCGCCGACCCGCCCGCTACCCTACGAACCGAGCCCGGCCAGCGCCCCGCCACGAGGCGCGCCACGAGCAACACGCGCTCTAGCCCCGGCACGCCCACACCCAGGCACCCCGGCCGCCCCGCGACGGCCACGCAACACCCCCGAACACCACGGACCCAACCCCAGAGGGGGGGTACCCATGACCCAAGCACGCCCACACGGGAACCCCGCGGTTCCGGTCCCCCCCCCTAGCGGGGAAACGGGCGCTGGTCGGCGGCCGAGCAACGTCGTGCGGGGGTACGGGGCGGCGCACAAGCGGCTGCGTCGGCGGCTCGCGTCGCAGGTCGCGTCGGGCACGGTTCCGTGCGCGCGGTGCGGCGAGTTGATCGCGCCGGGCGAGCCGTGGGATCTCGGCCACGATGACTTCGACCGGTCCCGGTACTCGGGGCCGGAGCACGCGCGGTGCAACCGCGCGACGGCAGGGCGGCGCAAGCGACCGGCGTCGCGGGTCTGGTAGATGGCCCGGGCGCGGAAGCAGTCGGTGCGCGCAGCGGTGCTGCGCGACCTCGCAGCGATCAGGAAGGCGGACGCGGCGCTCGCTGATGGTGGGCTCGCCGCGCTGGCCGTGTCGCTGGCCGAGCAGATGGACTCTCCGGGCACGACCGGGACGGAGCGCGCGTCGTGCGCTCGCGCGTTGACGCAGGCGCTCGCGGAGTTGCGCGAGCTCGCGCCGCCGAAGAAGAAGGAGGACGCGGTCGATGAGCTCAAGCAGCGGCGGGAGCAGCGCCGGCGCGCTGCTGATGGGGGCGCAGGAACCTAGAGTCCGGGTCGTTCCGCCGTACGTGTCGTCGGCGGGCGCGGAGATCATCGAGTGCGCCGAGCTCGCCGGCCTGCATCTCGATCCGTGGCAGCGCGCGACGCTGACCGACGCGTGCGGCGAGCGGGCGGACGGCCGTTGGTCCGCGTACGAGGTCGGGCTCGCCGTGTCGCGGCAGAGCGGGAAGGGCTCGATCCTCGAGGCGCGCGAGCTCTGCGGCGCGTTCGTGTTCGGGGAGCGGCTGATCATCCACTCGGCGCACGAGCAGGCGACGAGCTCGGAGCACTTCCGGCGGCTGCTGATCCTCATCGAGAGCGTCCCGGACTTCGACCAGCGCGTGCGGCGCGTCGTCAAGGGCAAGGGCTCGGAGGCGATCGAGCTCAAGTCGGGGGAGCGCATCCTCTTCAAGACCCGGACCGGGGGCGGCGGTCGCGGCCTGACCGGGGACCTCGTCGTGCTCGACGAGGCGATGATCCTGCCCGAGCAGACCGTCGGCGCGCTCGTGCCGACGATGGCCGCGCGCTCGCTGGTCGGGAACCCGCAGATCTGGTACGCCGGGTCGGCGGTCGACAAGACGGTTCACGAGCACGGGCTCGTCTTCTCGCGCGTCCGGTCGCGCGCGCTCGAGCAGGCGGCGCGCGTCGCGTGGTTCGAGTGGTCGCTCGACCTCGCGTCCCCGGACGAGGTCACGCCGGAGATCGCGTCGGACCCGGAGAACTGGGCGAGGACGAACCCGGGGTTCGGTCGCCGGATCTCGCTCGAGCATGTCGCGTCGGAGCAGAGCGGCGCGCTGGGGCCGCGGACGTTCGCGGTCGAGCGGCTCGGGGTCGGCGACTGGGAGGAACCCGACGCCGTGAAGGACCAGGGGCTCGACTACGAGCTATGGCTCGCGCTCGAGGACCGCGCGAGCCGCCCGCTCGATCCGGTGTCGTTCGCGTACGACGTGACCCCGGACCGCGGGTACTCGGCGATCGCCGCCGGGGGGATGCGCGCGGACGGGCTCGGGCACGTCGAGATCATCGAGCACGCGGCCGGCACGCACTGGGTCGTCGATCGGCTCGTCGCGCTGAACGCGAAGCATCGGCCGCACGAGGTCGTCTGCGACGAGCGGTCGCCGGCGATGTCGCTCGTCGACGACCTGCGCGCCGCCGGCGTGAACGTTCGGACGCTCTCGGCGTCCGAGCACGCCCAGGCGTGCGGCCAGTTCGCCGACGCCGTGAACGACCCGAACGGAGGGACGATGCGTCACCTCGGATCACCCGAACTGAACGCCGCGGCGCGCGGCGCCGTGAAGCGCCCGCTCGGCGACGCGTGGGCGTGGTCGCGTCGCAACTCGAAGGTGGACATCTCGCCGATCGTGGCGGGCACGCTGGCGTACGCGTCGGCGCGGCGCGCGGCGCAGTCGGCCCCGTGGGTCGGGGCGTACTGATGCCGCTGTTCCGTCGCCGTCGGGCGAACGACGAGGTCAAGTCCGTCGACGTGCTCCCCGAGGCGTTCTGGGAGTACCTGCAGTCCGCGCCGCAGCTGCGGAACCCGCACGCGGAGGACGCGGTCGGGCTCCCGGCGCTGCTCGCCGTGATCCGGCTGCTCGCGCACAGCGCGGGCATGGTGCCGATCCACGTCCTGCGTGACGGCGACGTGCGCGAGCCGGCGCGGGATACGTGGCAGTGGGCGCGGATGACGCGCCGGCCCGGCCCCGCCCCGCTGACCCCGTTCGCGCTGACCGCGGACCTCGCCGCGAACTTCGCGGGCCGCGGGAACGCGTACGTGCGCCTCTTCCTCCCGGACGGGCGGCCCGCACCGGATCGGCCGACGGTCCTCGCGATGCGGTCGCTCGACGCGGGGAAGGTGAAGCCGCGGATCTCCGCGACCGGGGACGTCGTGTTCGACGACGGCACCGGCGAGAACGTCGTGAGCCGGGGGACGCGCGAGGTCTTGCAGGTGCGGTCGTTCAGCCTCGGGGACGGGCTCGAGGGGCTCTCGCCGATCACGGCGGCGCGCCTGATGATCACCGGGGCGCTCGACCGGCAGCGGCTCGAGAGCAGCCATCTGCAGAACGGGTACGCGCCGGGGTTCGGCGTGCAGTTCCCGCCCGGCGTGAGCAAGGCGCAGGCGGACGAGTGGCTCGAAGCTACGGAGGCGAAGCATCGCGGGTCGAGCAAGGCGGGGAAGATCCTCGCGGTCGGCGGCGGCGCGACGCTCCTCAGCGTCCCGGTGTCGCTGCGGGACGCGCAGTTCGCCGAGCTCACGAAGCTGACCATCGAGCAGTGCTGCGCGATGTACCAGGTGCCCCTGTCGTTCTTCGTCGCCGGCGCCGCCCCGTCCGAGGACGACTGGCGGTTCCTGACGACGTTCGCGCTCGGCCCGTTCTTCACGGCGTACACGCAGGCGCTGAACGCGTCCGATCAGCTGTTCCCCGAGCGCGGCGAACCGCTGTTCACGGAGGCGCTCACGGACGCGCTGCTGCGACCGGACACGCCGACCCGCTACGAGATGTACCGGATCGCGCGGCAGGGCGGCTGGATCACCGCGAACGAGGTCCGGCGCAAGGAGAACTTCCCGGACGTCCCGGGCGGCGACTCGATCCAGGAGACCCCGGTCGGGGGCGCGCCGAACGCGTCGTCCGGCCCGACCCCGCCGGCCGATCCGGCGGGCACACCGTAGACCGAGGAGGTCACGCTCATGTCCAGCACCGCGAAGCGGACGAACGAGATCAAGTCGTTCGGGATGAAGGTCACGGCGACCGAGGAGGACGGCACCTTCGAGGGGTACGCCGCCGTGTTCGGGAACGTCGACCGCGGCAACGACATCATCGAGCCGGGCGCGTTCACGAAGACGCTGCAGGAGAACCCGGAGGTCCCGATCCTCTGGTCGCACGACCACACCCTGCCGCCGATCGGCGTGTCGACGTCGATGAAGCAGGACGAGCACGGTCTGCACGTCACCGGCCGCCTGTTCCTCGAGGGCGCGCGCGCCCGGGAGGTTCACGCCGCGATGAAGGGCGGCGGCCTCAAGGGACTGAGCATCGGGTACCGGACGATCCAGCGGTCGTTCGAGAAGGGCGTCCGGCACCTGAAGGAGCTCAAGCTCTCCGAGTTCAGCCCGGTCGTGTTCCCGATGAACGAGCTCGCCGGCGTGGACGCCGTGAAGAGCTACGGGCTCTGGGGCGCCGCGGAGAGCGGTGTCGGCGAGCTCCTCGAGATGATCGCGTGCGGCACGCGGTTCATGGTGTGCGAGGTCTCGGAGGGCGACGCGGCGGACGCCTCGCGGATGCAGGGCATCCTCGGGTCGCTGTCGAAGCTGCTCGCCTCGGAGATCGCGCAGGTCGCCGCCGGTGAAGGGCAGCCGGAGAGCGACCAGGCCGACGCCGTGAGCGTCGCCTACGACGAGATGATGAGCGCCCCCGTGCGGGACGCGATCAAGAGCCTCGAGGCACTCCTCGAGCCCCCGGCCGACCGCGAGGTCACCGAGGGCGACGACGGAGCCGCCCGTATCGCCGGGGAGCCGGACGTCGCGTCCACTCTGCAGGCGTTCCGTGACCGTGTCCTGCGGGACGCGGCCTAACCCCCACAGACAGAGGAGGATCGGGTATGTCCGATCTGCAGGGCGAGCTCAAGAAGCTCGCCGACGACCTCCACTCGACGTTCGAGTCCGAGTTCAAGGGCCGGATGGAGCAGGCCGAGCAGGAGGCGAAGAAGCACGGCGAGGAGTTCGCCGAGACGAAGGCCGCGGTCGACCGCGTGCAGGACCGCCTCGACGAGATCGAGGTCAAGTTCCAGCAGGCGACGCTCGCCCCCGCGGCGCGCGCCGGCGAGGCGCCGCAGGAGGTCAAGGACTTCCTCGGGTTCGTCCGGTCCGGCAAGCTGCCGGAGGAGACCAAGGTCATGGCGCTGCGCGACGAGTCGCTCGGCGGCGTCCTCGCTCCCGCGGAGTACATCGCGGAGGTGATCAAGGGCATCGTGCAGTACAGCCCGATCCGGAACGTCGCGCGCGTCCGGCAGACCTCCCGCACGTCCGTGCAGGCCCCGAAGCGCACCGGCAACTTCGCCGCGCAGTGGGTCGACGAGATCGCGACGCGCACGGAGACCACCGGGCGCACGTACGGGCTCGAGGAGATCCCGACCCACGAGCTCTACGCTCGCGTGATCGTGTCCAACTGGGACCTCGAGGACCCGGTCGTCAACCTCGAGGCCGACCTCAACGACGCGATGAGCGAGCAGTTCGGCGTCGCGGAGGGCAGCGCGTTCGTGACCGGCAACGGCGTCAAGAAGCCCGAGGGCTTCCTGACGAACGCGGACATCGAGCTCGTCCCGAACGGCGGCGCGTCGTTCGCGTCGGCGGACAAGCTGATCGACCTCCAGTTCGCGCTCAAGGAGCAGTACTGGCAGAACGCGTCCTGGGCGCTGAACCGGCTGTCGCTGCGCGACATCCGCAAGCTCAAGGACACGACGAACAACTACATCTGGGCGCCGGGTCTCGGCCCCGGTGCCGGCATCACCGGCCAGATCCCCGCGACGATCCTCGGGTCGCCGTACACGATCTGCCCGGACATGCCGACCGCCGCGAGCAACGCGAAGACCGTCACCTACGGCGACTTCCAGAAGGCGTACTGGATCGTGGACCGCATCGAGATGTCGATGCTCCGCGACCCGTTCAGCGCGGCCGGGAACGGGCAGGTCATCCTGCACGCCCGCAAGCGCGTCGGCGGGCAGGTCGTCCTGTCCGAGGCCCTCAAGACGCTGCAGATGGCGTAGAAGGGAGTCAGCGATCATGCCCTCTCGCGAGAACGCGCTCCACCAGGACCCGAAGACCACCCTCGCCCCGCAGTCGATCGGTGGTGCCGTGACCGGTACCGGCGTCGACCTGGCCGGCTGCGAGGCCGCGACGATCATCGTCGAGACCGGGGCGGCCTCGACGGTCGCCACGATCAAGGTGCAGGAGTCGGACGACAACTCGACGTTCACGGACGTCGCCGACGCGGACCTGATCGGCCTGACCGGCAACCCGTCCGGGTTCGCGACGACCGCGTCGTCGATCCGGAAGGTCGCGTACGTCGGCGGCAAGCGGTACGTGCGCGTGTCGACGACCGCCGGCTCGGCCGCGCTGCTGTCGGCGTGCGTCGTCCGCACGCGGCTGCGTCACGTCGGCGGCGTCGCCGTCTAGCACCGACCCCCCCGGCGCTCGAGCGCCCCGCCCCCGCCGCGGCCTGACCGGGTCGCGGCGCGGGGGTCGGGGCGCCGCGCGCCCGACCCCGGAAGGCAGGACCAGATGAAGATCAAGATGACCGAGGACGCGCCCGGGAGCCCGGACGGCGTCCGCGTCGAGCAGTACGAGAAGGGCGAGACCTACGAGGTCCCGGACGCGCTCGGCGAGGCGCTCGTCGACCACGGGTTCGCGAAGGCGATCGGCCGGCGCCCGAGCGCCGCGGAGAAGGACGCCGAGAAGGACGCCGACGCGGAGAAGGACGCCGACGCGGAGAAGGACGCCGACGCGGTCGAGGACTCCGCGCCCGCGGCGCCGGTCGAGGACAAGCAGGACAAGCCCGCGAAGGCGGAGGCGTAGCAGGACGATGGACGTCAGCGTCGACGCGACCCTCATCGCCGACGCGGGGGGAACCTCGCGCCCGGTGCGTGTCGGTGGCCCCGACTCGGACTTCGCCACCGGGGCGACCGGGGCGGCGACGCAGACGACCCTCGCAGCGGTCCTCGCCGAGCTCGCAGGGAAGCTCGAACCGAGCGATCTCGCGGCGCTCGCGACGGCGGCGAAGCAGGACGAGACCCGCGCGGTGCTCGCCGCGATCGCGGACGCGCTCGCCGGCACGCTCACCGTGACCGGGAGCGTGAGCACCGGCGGGCTGACCGACGGGCAGTTGCGCGCCGCGCCGGTGCCGGTCGCGACCGGCGCTGTCGCGCTCGACGCCGCGACCCTCGCCGCGCTCGAGAGCATCCAGGCCGCGGTGGCGGGCACGGTCGCGCTCGACGCGACGACCCTCGCCGCACTGGAACAGATCACGGTCTCGGGCGAGGTCGCGCTGACGTCCGGCACGCTCGCCGCATTGGAGTCGGTCACGGCGGCCGTGACGGGCACGGTCGATCTCGGGGCGGGCACGCTCGCCGCGCTCGAGTCCGTGACGGCGACGATCGCCGGGTCGGTCGCGGTCACCGGCCCGCTGACGGACGCGCAACTGCGCGCGTCCGCGGTCCCCGTGAGCGCCGCCGCGCTGCCGCTCCCCGCCGGGGCGGCGACCGAAGCAACGCTCGCCGGCCGGTACGCGGGCGGGAAGCTCGCCGCGGTCGCGACCGTCACCGCGTCCGGGGACACGACGATCGTCACCCCGGCAGCCGGGAAGGCGATCCGCCTCTACTGGATCACGGCGATCAACGACCCCGACGAGGCGACATCCCCGCTGATCCGCGTGTCGCTCGGATCGAGCGAGGTCTACCGCGGCTACGCGATCTCCCACTGGGAAGTCTTCACCGGCGCGACCAACGCGCCGCTCACCGTCAACCTCAGCGGCGCCGCCTCGGTCGCCGTCACCGCGCACTACCAGGAGATCACCCCGTGACCCGACCCGACGGCATCCGCATCCCGCATCTTCCGCAGCGTCGCCCGTCCGCGTCCGGCCGGCGCACCCACCTGTTCATGGCCATGCACGCGGTCGTGGAGCCCGACGGGTCGGTCGCGTGGCAGGAGGACGACTGGGGCGTCAACGCGCTCCACGACGCCGGTGAGCAGTCGATGCTGAACGTGTACCTGCGCGAGCAGGCGAACCCGACGAAGTTCCTCGCCCTGCTCAACGACGCGACCGTCGCGGAGACCGACGGCACCATGAGCGCGGTCACGGAGGCGAAGACGCCCGGGTCGGACGGGTACTCGCGCCAGCAGATCCTGTCGACCGACTGGACGGACAACGGTCTCGTCGGCGGCGACTACCGGTTCAGCGCGGCGGAAGAGACGTTCGGGCCGATCAGCGGGACGGCGATGACCGTGACGCACTCCGCGATCTGCACGACCTCGACCGGTGCCGGTCTGCTGCTCGCGACTCTCGCGACGAGCGCGACGACCACGGTGGCGGTCAACCAGAGCTTCAAGGTCATCTTCCGCTGGACGCAGCAGTAGCCCCATGCGTGTGACGGGTCGCTTGACGCTCGTGTTCGCGTCACCGCAGGAGATGAGCGACGCTGTTGCGAGCGCGGTCGAGTCGCCACATTTCACGCTCGTGGAGGTCGATGAGTCCGCGCTGCGGGTCGTCGTGGACGTCGACCAGGGCGAGTAGATGCCTACGCGGTCGCTGCGCAACGACGGGAAGATCCTGCAGACGTTCACGGCGACCGAGTCGTGGACCGTCCCCGCCGGGGTCGAGTCCGTGGAGGTCCAGTGCTGGGGCGGTGGCGGCAGCGGACGGGCGGGCGTCGTGCTCGGCGCGTCCGGTGGCGGCGGCGGTGGCGGCGCGTACGCGCGCAACCCGGCAGTCCCCGTAACCCCGGGGGAGACGCTTACCGTCACGGTCGGCGCTGGCGGGGCGAGCGGTGCGGCAGGCGGCGACAGCCACTTCCGGAACGCCGCGACGGTCATGGCGAAGGGCGGATCGTCCGGTGGCGCGGCTGCGGCCGGTGCTGCGGGGGGTACCGCTGCGGCGTCTGTCGGCACCGTGAAGTTCAGCGGCGGCAACGGCGCGACGTCCCGCGGCGGCAACGGCGGCGGCGGCGGCGGTGGGGCCGGTGACGCGGCTGCGGGCGGCAACGGCGGCACTCCTCCGGCGGGAGGCGCCGGAGGAACCGCCGGTGGTGGCGCGGGCGGCAATGGCGCAACGACTGTGAGTTCGTCAGTGGCGGGTACCGCCCCCGGTGGCGCTGGCGGCGGCGGCGACAACGTGGTCAACACGGGCGCTCAGACCGGAGCGCGCGGGCAGGTGCTCGTCGCGTACACCGAGGTCGCGCTCCTCACCACCACGACCGTTCACGCCGGAGACGAAGCGCTCGCGCAGATCATCGACATGACCACGGTGGCGGCGCACACCGGCGACGAGTCGCTCGCGGACACCGTCGACATGACCACGGTGGCGGCGCACGCGGCCGACGACGCGCTCGCCGACACGCTCGACCTGGCCACGGTCGCGACGCACACCGCTGACGACGCGCTCGCCGAAACGCAGGACCTCGCCACGGTCGCCGCCCACGCGGCCAGCGAGGCCCTCGCGCAGACCCAGGACATGACCACCGTCGCCGCGCATACCGGGGCGGACGCGATCGCGCAGACCCAAGACCTCACCACGCTCGCCGCGCACGCCGGGGCGGACGCGCTCGCCGAAACGCAGGACCTCGCAACGGCGGGCCGCCAGCAGACGGACGCCGCGCGGATCAGCCCCGGGCTCGGCGGCACGAGCCGCAACGCCGCCGGCACCACGACCGTGCTCGGCGCATCGGTCAGCGTCCACCGCGACGACACCGACCAGCCGGTCGCGTCGCTCACGACCGACCCGGCGTGGGCGACCGAGCTCGACCCCGCGTACACGTACTGGATCAGCTACTGGAAGGCCGGCACACCGGACCGTGGGTACCGCACGAACCGCGACATCCCGCCCGTCGAGACCATCGTGCAGATCGACGCCGCCGGTGACCCCAGCGTCGGGGCGCCCACCGACGCCCCGTACGTCCTCGGCGCCGGCGATCCACCCATCGAGGACATCGACGGGTACCTGACGCCGTTCGGCCCGCAGACCGGCGGCGGCGGGGACACGATCATCGTCCGCAAGCTCTACCTCTTCGACGACTAGGCGGACGGCATGGACCTGCACGCGACGTTCACGCTGACCCTGCCCGACCCGGACCCCGTGCTCGTCACGAACGGCCCGACCCTCGCGACCGCAAGCGCGCCGCCGACCATCGCCGGGGCGGCGCGCGGCCCCGCCGGCACCCCGACCCCGGGAGCGACCACCTGATGCCCTTCGCCCACAGCTTCACCGGGGTCACCCCGCCCGCCCGGTACGACGGCCTCCCGTGGACCCACATCCTCATCGAGGAGGCGACCGCCGCCACCGGCCCGTGGACGCTGATCGACTCGCAGACCGTCCCGGTCGACGCGACCCCCGAGACCCCGAACCCGGTCAACGTCACGACGACCGCGGCGACCGTCGCGACCGGCTGGTTCCGCCTGCGGTTCCGGGACGCCGCGAACGCCCTCTCCGGCTACACCGTGCCGATCCTCAGCCCGTCGACCGCGTCCGGGACGCCGCTCACGACGCTCGAGCGCGTCCGCCGGTTCCTGCAGCTGCAGCCCGGCGACACCGACCAGGACGCGACGATCGTCGAGCTCATCGACTCCGCGTCCCGCGTGATCATCGACGAGTACCAGCGCGAGTTCGCCGGCGGCCCGACCGCCGCCGCGCGCACCTTCGAGTTCGACCGCGAAGCCCCGTACGTGTCCCTCGAGCCGTACGACCTCCGGACGCTCACGTCGGTCACCCTCGCCGGGGTCACGCTCACGAACGGCACCGACTTCCGCACCCGCCCGCTCCCCGCCCGGCACGGCGTCACCACCGGACTGCTCGTCCAGAACACGACGAGCACCCGCACCGCGGACCGGTACGCGCCGCTCGTCGTCACCGGCGACTGGGGATTCGCGACGATCCCCTCCGACGTCGAGCACTGGGCGACCGTCACGGTCGCGACATGGCTGCGCCGCGACGTCGCCGCGTTCAACGCGACGTTCAGCATCGCCGAGGACCGCGTCGAGCGCCCCCGCGCGCTCCCCGACGCCGCCCGCGCCGGCCTCGAGCACTACCGGCGCTTCTACGCGTAGATGCTCGTCCACGCGAACATCGACACGACCGACCCGGTCCGCGCGCTCCGCGAAGTCGAGGCGCGCCTCCCCGACACCACGAAGGCCGCGGTCGTGAAGGTCGCCGGACGGGTCGTCGAGCCGCGCGCCCGCGCCGACGCCGCAAAGCACGTCGGCCGGTTCGCGAGCGCCGTGACCGTCAAGGAAGGCCGCAACGGCGCGTACCTGACCGGCGGCACCGGACTGCCCGGCCGCGTCATCGGCCTCGCCGAGTTCGGCGGCACCGTCCGCACCCCGATCCGGCCGAAGCGCCGCGCCGCGGTCCGCACCCCGCAGGGTCCGCGCGCCGCCGTCCTCGGGCCGCGCACCTACCGGGCGCGCGAGTTCCTCGTCGGCGCCGTAGAAGCGACCGACGAGCAGACCCGCCGCGAAGTCCTGAGCGAGATCCTGCTCGACTTCGAGCGGGCCGGATTGGAGACCCCGTGAGCGCGAACATCACCCCGATCGCCGAAGCTCTCCGCGACCTCGCCGACGGCCTCCCGACCGTGAAGTCCGCGTTCTGGCCGGCGCCGCGCCAGATGAGCGCGCTCCCCGGTGTCGTCGTCGAGGTTCCGTCCGGTACCCGGACGCTCCCGGACGAGCGCGAGTCGCAGCTGTTCGCCGACGACTGGGACATGGACTTCCCCGTGACGATCTACGTCGACCTCGCCGACCCCGTCGCGGCGCAGCTGAGGATCGCGGAGGTCGTCGACGAGCTCGTCGCCGGCGTGGACGCGAACCCGAGCCTGAACGGCACGGCGCTCGAGGCGCGCGTCACGTCGTGGGAGCGCCCCGCGATCCTCGAGCCGCAGGGCAGCGGTCGCGCCCTCATGTTCGTCGCGACCGTCGTGTCCGTCCTCAAGCTCGTCTAGCCCCGCCCGCCCGCCCGCCCGCGCGCGTGTCGCGCGCCCGTCGTTCGTCCCGCCGCGCGCGGGGCGCCCGAACCCACCCGTCCGAGGAGGACACCCGAATGCCCGACCAGCCGTTGCCCGACACGGACGAGCAGCCGACCCCGGCCACGCCCGCCCCGACCCCGCCCGCGCCCGCCGTGGACGGCCTCCCCTGGCCGACGACCGCGACGAAGACCGCGAAGCACCCGGCGCTCGTGCTCACGCTCGGCGGCGCCCCGGCGAGCCCGCACGTCCTCCCCGGCGTGCCCGGCCACTACCGGCCCGACCGGCCCACCGTCTGCGACCAGCCCGGCGGCCCCGGCCTCGAGCAGGCCCGCGCCCTCAGCGCGAACCCGGGCGCCCCCGTCGCCCTCGTCTACCTGACCGACAAGGAGCGCGACGCGGCCCTCGCCGCGACCGCCCAGGACCTCGAGGCCGCCCGCCGCGGCTACGTCGACGCGCGCACGAGCGCGGTCGGCGGCGAGCACGACCACCTCAAGACCGAGCGCGACGCGCTCAAGGGGGAGTAAGAAGATGAGCAACGCGTACATGCAGCTGAAGTTCGAGAGCACCCCCGGGTTCGAGGGGAGCACGGACACGCTGTCCACGAAGACGATTTTCCCGCCGCTGATCGGCGCCGGGTTCAGCCTCAACCCGCAGCATCTCGACCGCGACGACGAGGCCCGCGGCACCGACGACGCGTCCGCCGTCGTCAGCGAGATGTTCGACCCGTCGTGGACCCTCGAGACCCGCATGTACCCCGACCTCGTCGGGTTTCTGCTCAAGGGTCTGCTCGGCGCCCCGGTCACCACCGCCGGCGACGGGATCATCACCGACCCGGACGCCGCCACGATCCCCGTCGGCGCGTACCGGCACGTCTGGACCGCCCCCTTCGGGCCGGCCGGCCCGTCCCCGCAGACGATGCAGGGCGTGTTCGGCTACAAGGACCAGGGCGTCTGGTGGCGCGTGAAGGGCATGGCGATCGAGTCGCTCGAGATCACCACGCCGACGCAGGGCGGCACCCGCCTGCAGATCAACGGGCAGGCGACGTTCGCGCAGCGGATCAGCGACCCGTCGCTCGTCCCCGCCCCCGAGTCGATCGCGACCCGCCCGTTCCTGCGGTCCGGGCTGACGCTCCCGACGTGGCTGTCGAACACCGGGGTCACCGAGGACTACTCGACGACGATCAGCAACAGCATCGAGCCGTACCACTCGCTCGGGTCGGCGTCGAAGTACCCCGACCTGATGGAGAAGGGCGAGGGGCTCATCGTCTGCACCGGCAGCGTCCCGAAGCGCCGCCTCGCGGTCGCCGACATGGACGCCCTCCGTGACGCGACCGGGTTCGCCGCGACCGCGAAGTGGCTGAACGAGTCGTCGATCGGCGTGACCGCGTCGAAGTACGCGCTCTGGCAGGCGATGAGCAACTGCCAGTACGTCGACGGCAACCCCGGCGACCTGAGCAACGCGCGCCGGATCGGCGCCGACCTCTCGTTCAAGGCGACCAACGCCGGCGCCGCGTCGGTCGTCTACACGCTCGTCAACGCCACGTCCGCGTACAGCTAGGACGTGCCGCACATGAAGGTGTGCGCCTGCGGCTGCGGTACGCAGCTGCGCGGCCCTCGGAGCGTGTGGGCCAAGGGACACTGCGGCCGGGGGGTCGGCGGCTACGCCGGGCTCCCCCCGGCCACGAAGACCTGCGAGATGTGCGGCCGGGAGTACAGCAGGTCGGAACTGCGGTCCCGGCAGTCGAACAAGCACTGGGCCGCCCGCCGCTTCTGCGGAGAGGCGTGCCGCATCGCGAGCCGCGGGGTCGAGCGGTACCCGGGCGCACAGTCGGCGAACTGGATCGGCGACCAAGCGGGCGTCGGGGCCGGGCGCAAGCGCGCGCGGACGTTCTACCCCGACGCGCCGCCCTGCGAGGTCTGCGGGGATGAGCGTTCCGAGCGACACCACGTCGACGGGGACACGCTGAACAACCGCCCGTCGAACATCCAGTTCCTCTGCAGGAAGCACCACATCGCCGCAGAGGACCGGATGGCCTATCGCCGCCTGACGGCGGACCAGAAGATCGCCAGCGACGAGCGCCGTCGCGACAAGCAACGCATCCGCAACCGCGAGTACGCGCGTCGCAAGGCTGCGGCCAAGCGCGCCAAGGAGACGACATGAGCACCACGACGAAGACTTCGCGCGCGGCGGCGTTTGCGCCGCGCAGCGAGGTCATCTCCCTGCCGTCCGGCCTCGAGGTCGAGGTTCTCGCGTCCGCCCCGTCGATGCTCGCGTTCGTGAACGAGGGCGTCGTCGACCGGGCGGCCGTGTTCGGCCAGCCGATCGAGCAGCTGAACGCCGTCATGGACGCGGCCCCGCGGCTGATCAACGAGATCCTCCTCGACCCGAAGATCCACCAGGGCGACGCTGACGAGCGTCCCGAGGACGAGATCCTGTTCCGCTGGCTGACGGACGAGGACGTCGACGCGCTCCTCTCCCGGGTCATCGAGAGCGACGAGGAGGTCGCCGAGCGCGCGCGTACGTTTCGCGACGACGACGGCGGCGCAGCAGATCGCGAGGGCGGCGAAGTTCTGGGGGACGACCCCGAGCCGTCTGCTGCGTGAGCGCGACGACCGGTACGCGCTGACGCTCGACGTTGCGCTCGCCGAGCTTGGCCTCGCCGCGGAGGGCGCGCGGCCGGCCGAGGACGAGCCGGCCCGCCCGGCTCGCGCGCCGCGGCGCGCATCGCAGGACGCCGGCGAAGCACGCACGGCGGGATGGATGGCCCTACCGACCGAAGGGGGATAACCGCATGGCACGTTCGCGCGGAGTCCGCATCCCGATCGCCGGCGATCCCGCCGATCTGCAGAAGGCCACCGGGGACGCGGCCCGCAGCCTCGAGAAGCTCCAGAAGGACGGGGCGCGCGCGCTCGACGAGCTCGCGAAGAAGTCCGAGGGCGCGTCGCTCGCGCAGCGGCGCGCTCTCCTGCAGGTCGAGACCGCGCAGGACCGCGCCGCCGCCGCCGTCAAGCGGTACGGCGAGGACTCGATCCAGGCGCGCCGCGCCGTGCTCAAGTACGACGAGGCGCTCGACCAGGTCCGCCGGTCGTCGTCGGAGGTCGAGTCGGCGACGGACAAGGCGGGGTCGGCGGCGGACGCGCTCGGCGGCAAGATGGGCAAGGGCGGCAAGCTCGCCGCCGGCCTGCTCGGCACGATCGGCGTCGCCGAGACCCTCCGCACGACGCTCGAGAACGCGCTCACCGTCGACCGCGGCCAGCGGGATCTCGGCGCGCGGCTCGGGCTCACGCCGGCGCAGGCGAAGACCGCGGGGAAGACCGCGGGCCGGCTCTACGCGAAGGCGTATGGCGAGAACCTCGGGGACGTGACGCGAGCGGTCGACGCGGTCGTGAGTTCGATCCGCGGGATGCGCGAGGCGACGCAGGCGGACGTCGAGCGCGCCGCCGGGCAGGCGCTGAACTTCGCGCGCGTCTTCGAGGTCGACGTCGCCGAAGCGGTCACGTCCGTCAGCACGCTCCTGAACAGCGGCCTCGCGGAGAACAGCACGCAGGCGTTCGATCTGCTCACGACGGCGGCGCAGCGCGTACCGGCGGGCATCCGCGACGAGCTCCTCGCGGCGACCGCGGAGTACTCGCAGTTCTTCGCCCAGGTCGGGATGGACGGCGAAGAGGCGTTCGGCGTGCTGCTCGCCGGGTCGACGAAGGGCCGCATCGGGATCGACAAGGCGGCGGACGCCGTCAAGGAGTTCACGATCCGCGGCACGGACCTCTCGACCACGAGCCGCGAGGCGTACAAGGCGATCGGCCTCGACGCCGAGGACATGAGCCGCAAGCTGCTCAAGGGCGGCCGAGAGGGACAGGACGCGACCCGGAAGATCGCCGACGGCCTCCTCGGGATCAAGGACCCGGCGAAGCGGTCGAACGAGGCGATCAAGCTGTTCGGCACCCCGCTCGAGGATCTCGGCACGAAGAACGTGCCGGCGTTCCTGCGCGCGATCAGCGGCGCCAAGACCGGCATGGAAGGGTTCGCGGGCGCGAGCGAGCGGATCGGGACGAACCTCAACGGCGGGCCAGCGGCGGCGATCGAGCGGTTCAAGCGCCGGGTCACGAAGGCGTTCACGGACGGGTTCGGGTCGGCGATCATCGCTGGCGAGGACGCGGTCAGCTGGGTCAAGGACAACTGGAAGACCGCGATCTTCATTCCGGGCGGGCTCGCCGGCGCGATGCTGCTCGCCTTCAAGACGGCGTTCAACGCGGTGCGCAAGCCGGTCGCGGACACGACGGCGTTCATCCTGCGCCGCTTCGACAACATGCTCGGCGGCCTGACGACGTTCCTCTCCGCGGCGGGCCGCATCCCGGGGATCGGCGGGAAGTTCAGGGCGGCGGCCCGGGGGATCGACGAGGCCCGCGAGAAGCTCCGCGCGACCGCGGACGCGATCCAGGGCGTCAACGACAAGAAGATCAAGCTCCGCGTCGACGACAAGGAGCTCCTCGCGGCGCTCACGTCCGCCCGCTCGCTGCGCGAGCTCGCGACCGACTCTCGCTTCGCGCTGAGTCAGCGCCCACGGTCCGGCGGGCGGCGCGGCGGACGGGTCGGCTCGCTCGGGTTCCGGGCGGGCGGCATGGTCCCCGTCGCGGTCTCGTCCGGCGAGCGGCTGCGGTTCCCTGACGGGTCGTGGTCGACCGTGCCCGGCGCGCGGGTCGCGGCGGACAACGTCGACACCGCGGTGCCGGCGGGCACGGAGGTCTACACCGACCACGGGCAGCAGCTGCTCGCGATGGGCGCGTCGCGGTCGTTCGCGCTGCGGATGCAGCGTCCGCACTTCGCGCGCGGCGGGAAGGTCCGGCTCGGGCAGGGCTACCAGGGCAACGCGACCACGGCGGGGTTCGAGGCCGGGCTCGGCGGCGCGACCGGGGTCGGCGGGTCGTTCCTGAACGAGCTCATCGCGGGCACCACCGGGAACCGGGACGTCGCGCCGCGCGCTCAGGTCCGGGCGACCGGCCCGAGCACCGAGCGCGGCGACGGCTCCGGTGCGGGCGGGTTCGCGAAGTACGGGCTCACGGCCGGGCAGGCGACGCGGGCACGGCGGATGCTCGGCACCGCGACCGCGATCGCGCGCAAGGGGATGCCGTACCAGTACGGCGGGTTCGGGAACCCCTCCTACGACTGCTCCGGCTACGTGTCGAAGATCCTCGCCGCCGGCGGGATCGGCAACGGCCGGATGGTCGTCGCGCAGGGCACCGGCCTCTACGTTCACGGGCGGCCCGGACCCGGCAAGTACGTCACCTGGGGAGTGCGCGGCAGCAGCGGCCGGAACGCGCACACGATGATCAAGCTCGGGAACCGGTACTTCGAGTCCGGGGGCGGCGCCGGCCCCGGCGAGCGCCGCGGCTGGAACGGCGCGTTCCAGATGCGGCACTTCCCCGGGTTCCGGAAGGGCGGCAAGGTCCGCTCGCTCAACACGCTCGTCGACGCGACGGCCCGCCCGTCCGCGACCGACGAGGGCGGCACCCGGGCCGCGTTCGCCGCGCTCGCGAAGCGCCTCGCCGACTCGACCCGCGTCAGCTACGACGCGCTCGCGCGGCTCGTCGCCCGCGTCACGACGATGGCCGCGAAGGAACGCCGCGACGGCGACAAGGTCGACGCGCGCCGATTCGACGCCGTCCGGAACCTCGCGCGCGCCGAGCAGGGCCGCCGGCTCGCGCAGCCGATCGTCCGGCTGCAGGCCACGCAGGACCGGCTCTCCCGCGCGGACACGCGCCTCGGGCTGCAGCAGCGGATCAGCGGCGTGACCGGCGAGGCGGCGATCCGGCAGCAGCTGGACCGCGCCGGGAGCGCGCTCGGGTCGCTCAGTGCGCGGCGGACCGAGCTCGTCCGGGCGCTCGACCGCGCGAAGGCGCTCGGGAACACGAAGGCGGTCAGCGAGCTCACGACGGCGCTGCGCGGCCTCGACGACCAGACCCTCGAGGTTCAGGCGTCGATGGCGGACCTCAACCGCGAGCTCAAGGACACGCAGCGCCAGCAGGTAGAGCAGGCGCTCGAGGCGCGCACCGCGAACGCGAGCGCCCGCCTGCAGCTGGCGCAGACCACGCAGGGCATGAGCGACGACGTCGAGGCGCTCCGCGGGAACGCGGACGCCGCCTACGCCGTCTACGCCGACGCCGTCGCGACGTTCGGCGCGGAGTCGACGCAGGCGATCACGGCGCTGACCGCGCTCCGCGGCACATGGACGGACCTCGCGCAGGGGATGCGCGACCAGCAGTTGGAGGGCACGCGCGGCGCGCTCACGGCACTCGATCGCGAGCTCCTGCTCGCGCAGATCGACACGCCGGGGGACACGACGGACGATCAGCGGATCGTCCGGGAGCGCCTGCGGATCGCGGAGGAGGCGCTCGCCGCGGCGCGCGCCGGCGGCGACACGGCGGCGATCGACGAGTTCGGTCCGCTCGTACTGCAGCTGCGCGAGGCGATCGAGGCGTTCGCGCAGCAGGCCGCGCAGTCGCAGACCGCGATGGAGGATCTCCTCCGGGAGATGCTCGCGCAGCGCGACCAGGCGTTGCGGGTCGCGGCGACCGAGGGCGGCGTGCTCAAGCAGGCGATCGCGGACGCGGTCAGCGGCCAGATCGGCGGGCTGTTCGGTCTCGGCCAGCAGACCCCGTCGTTCGGCGGCGGCGGCGTCCGGCTCTAGCTATCAAGGGGGGATTCTGTGAGCGACGTCATCACGTTCGACCCGGCCGACGAGCGCGCGGGGAACGCGCCGATCGTGGTCGACGGCCTGAACGGCTACTGGCTGCTCGGGCACGAGTACCCGTCCCCGCCCGTCGACACGCTGTTCGCCACCGGCCGGGACGTCGAGGGCGGCGTGCCGCAGGACTCGCAGGTTGGCAACCGGCGCGTCAGCTTCAAGCTGCGCGTGCGGCAGAACACCGCGGCGCTCGCGCTCGCGAAGCTCGGCGACCTCGCCTCCTGGGTCGGCCGCGTCGCCGTCGACGGCGGCACCGTCCGCCGCACCGTGGGCGGGAAGTCGTTCACGTTCGACGTGCTCCGCGTGGAGAGCTACGAGCCGGAGTTCAACGACCGGCTGCTGCGGTCCGGTCGCGTCGACCTCTCGCTCGTCCTCGAGTGCGCCCCGTACGCGCGCCTCGCTCCGGTGACGCTCACGGACCGCGTCGAGACGACCAACCCCGAGCTCGTGTTCACCGAGTCGAGCATCCCGGGGGACGTGGCGGCGCTCGGCCGGCTCGTGATCGACGAGGACGAAGGGGTCGATCAGCAGTGGGTGGTCGTCGGGGTCGAGCAGTCGGGGTATCAGGCGGCGACCGCCGCGACGACGTCGGCGCTCGCCTACGCCGCCACGGCGCTGACGCCGCAGGGCGGCGCCGTGACCGCGGCCGGCGCGTCCGGTGCGTTCGGCACGCTCTTGAACGTCGTCAAGATCGCGGCGACCCCGTCCTCGCCCGGGAGCATGCTCTCCGGCCAGCTGGTCGGCGGCGGCGCGTACCTCTCGCACGTCGGCACGTTCCGCGTCTTCGCGCGGGTCTACCGGCCGACGACGAACACCAAGGCGCAGTTCATCGCGCTCGAGTGGGGCGAGGGCGACTTCCGCCGGTTCTCCCGTAACGCGACGGTCGAACTGCCGACCGTGACCGCCGGTACCTGGGAGATCGTCGATCTCGGGCTCGTGTCGCTGAGTCGCGCGTCGCAGGGCACGCAGCGCTGGGAACCGCGCGTGCTGACGTGGTCGGAGAACCCGGACAACGTCCTCGAGATCAACCGGCTCTGGTTCGTGCCCGTCACCGACGGCTACGCGGAGCTCGCCGGCAACCAGACCATCTCGGCCCCGACCGTGTTCAGCGCGCGCGACGACTTCAACCAGACGGCGGGCGCCCTGAACGGCAAGGCGCTCACGGTCGGCGGGACGTGGACGACCTACGGCGACACGGACGACCTGCAGGTGTCCGGTTCGAGCACCGTCACGCGCGCCGTCGGCTCCGACACGACCGGCGCGGGCGGCACGCCCGGCGGATTCTCGGGCCGGATCGCGTACCCGTCGGGCGCTACGTCGATGACGTCGTGCGCGGTGCAGATCACGTTCCGCCGCGAGCATCTCGCTGCGGGCAACTACCCGGGCGCGAACTACATGGTGATCGCGCGCCGCAGCGCGTCGAATACGTTCGCCTACGTCCGGCTGAACTACTCCAACAACGGCGGCCCGATCTTCTTGTTCGCGGGCTACTTCAACGCGGGCGTCGCTGGGGACCTGCTCGCTCCGATCGGCCCGCTGCCCTATGACCTACTCGTCACCGACTTGACGGTCCGGTTCGTGGCGCTCGCCAACGGCTACTGCGCGTACTACTACGGCGTCAACGCAGACTCGCTCGTGCTTGGCGCGGAGGGGTACAGCGCGGCGCTCGCGACCGGCGGACCGCTGGCGTCCGGTGCTCCCGGTTTCGCGGACCTCGGGGGCGCCGCGAGCGACGCGAACGTCCGCCGGGTCTACGACAAGTTCGCGGCGTGGGCGCCGCCCGCGGACGCCGCCGTGTTCGCGTCGCAGTCGCTCGAGCACCGGCACGACCGCGCGATCCGCGAGGACCCCGCCGGCGTCGCATGGTCCGACGTGAGCACGTTCACCGGGGACCGCCTCCTCATCCCCTGCACCGGCCGCGAGAACCGGCCCGTCCGCATCTTCGTCAAGGCGTCCCGGAACCGGCCCGGCGAGGGCGCCGACGCCGGGATCGACAACCTAAGCGCCCGGCTCACCGTGACCCCCCGAACCCTCGTCGTCCCGGAGTAGCAGCGTGCCGCCGTTCCTCCCCGACACGCGCCTCGCGATGACCGTCCGGTTCCCCGACGGGCAGACGTTCCGATGGGGACCCGACGAGCCGCGCGCCCGCGACATCCCCCAGGACATCGGGTTCAGCACGAGCATCCCCGGCGCCGGGTTCAAGACGGCGGGCTGCTCGCTGCTGCGCGGCGCCGGGGAGGCGTACCCGGATCAGCGGCTGCTCGCCGACGTCGACCTGTACGGGGCGGGCGGGCAGACGGCGTGGCAGGGGCGGCTCGCGGAGTTCCCGCTCGACCACGGCGAGTCGTACGGCGTGCAGCCGGGGGCGGTCGGATGGTCGTCGCATCTCGAGGACGACCCGTCGTTCCGCGAGATCTACCGCGACACCGACCTCAGCAGGTGGCAGGGACCGAGCGTCCAGCGCCGCCGCAGCCTGATCGCCGCGCTGACGTTCACCGACCCGGGCCGGCAGACGTTCGACCCGGCGACCGGCTCCCCCGCGTTCGTGCAGACCGTCGGCCCGCAGGCGTCCGGGCCGCCCGGCCCGCTGGCCGACGCGTGGTACGACGCGCGCGGCATCGCGCTCGGCAGCCTCTACTACGCGTGGCGGCGCGGCGTCGGACTCGACAACACGAACGCGAACTACACATGGCAGGCGGGCCTCGCCTCCGACGACATCGCCACCAGCAACAACCTGTCCGGCAACCTGCGCGCCGCCGGTCCCGGCGCCGGCACCGTCACCACGAGCGGCGTGGCGAAGTACTGGGCGAACGTCAACATCTTCTACAACGCGACGACCGGGCTCGGGGCCGCGTACGACCTCGAGTGGACGAAGCTCGCCGTCTACGGCACGCACGGCCTAGCCCTGCGCGGCACCGAACCCGACGCCGGGTTCTACCTCTCCGACATCATCGGCAACATCGTCACGCGCGGCGCGCCGCTGCTCAACGTGCCCGCCGGGAACGTCGAGACCAACACGACGCTCGTGCAGCAACTCGCGTTCCTCGACCCGATTAAGCCCGCCGACGCGATCGCGCGCGTCAACGCGCTCGCGTTCTGGGAGTGGGGCGTCTACGACGACCGCGCGTTCTTCTTCCGCCGCCCCGACCCCGACCGGCTCTGCTGGCGCGCCCGGCGCAGCGACGGCGCCGCCCTCCGGCTCGAGGGCGACACGATCGACCAGGTCGTCAACGGGGCGCTCGTCACCTACACCGACGCGCAGACCGGGCGCCGGCAGATCGTCGGCCCCCCGGGCACCCCGAACGTCGACGCGACCGACCCGCTCCTCGCCGACACCAGCGCCACGAACCCGGTCAACGCGGCGGGCATCCCCCGCAAGCTCGCCGACCTCCAACTCGGGGACCCCGCCACCCTCAGCGGCGCGGTCGCGATCGGCGCCGCGTTCCTCGCCGAGCGCAACCTCGCCCGCCGGGCCGGCACCATGACCGTCAAGGGTCACGTCCTGCACCCCACCCGTGGGATGCGGCCAGCGTGGGAGGTCCGCGCCGGCGACTGGATCACCATGACCGACGACGACACCGACGTGCCGCGCCGGATCGTCGACACGAGCTACCAGCACTCGACGCGCACGAACACGCTCACGCTGAACAACGCGAGCAACAAGCTCGACGCGATCCTCGAGCGCCTGAACATCGCCCTGAACGGGATCATCGGATGACTCCCGCACCGTCCTTCCCCACGCCAGCGCACCTGACCCGGAGGACCCTGTGAGTGCCCACGCCACGCCGACCCGAGCGCCCGGACCGCTGGGCGACCCTCTACCCCCGTGCCGTGCAGACCGTCGGGCTGCTCGGCGCGATTCACGAGATCGCGATCAGCCGGGAGGACCGGCCGTTCGTGCTGCTGTTCGTTGCCGCTCTGCTGCTCGGCATGGAAGGGCTGCGGGCGTTCGCGCTCCGCGGCGGCGGGGAGGGCTCGGATGACCCCTCCTGAGCACCCGCGCCGCCGGCGCACCGACCGCAGCCGGGCCGCGCGCGCCGCCCACTGGATCGCCTGGCGGTTTCAGGCGATCGTCACCACGTTCATGTGCCTGTCCGCGGTCGCGTTCGGCGCGCTCGGCCTCGCGATCTACTCGCAGAAGTCCGCGACCGACCGTGCCGCGAGCGAGCTCTGCGACCGCGCCCAGAGGTTCGGGCACCTGAACCTCGAGGAGCACCGTCAGATCGGCGTCTACAAGCCGGAGGATCTCCGCGACTTCGAGCGGACGATCCCCCAGGACTGCCCGTAGACGTCCCGCCCCGCGCAGCCCCGCGCGCCGGGGCCGCGCTCATCACGACCCCGAGGAGGGTCCCCATGTCCGTGCTGTCCCGCTGGAAGGCGCGCCTGCGCGTGCGCCGCAACCTTCTCCGCGCCGCCCGCCGGCGCCACGAGGCGAACCCGACCCCCGAGAGCCGCCGGGTCATCGACGACCGCAAGGAGCAGGTCGCGTACGCCGAGCGCGTCGTCGAGCGCCACGACCGCGACGACCGCCCCCGGATCGTGAACCTCGACCTCAAGCCCCGGGAGGGGTCGCAGCTGTCGCCCCAGGGCACGCTGCGCGCCGTCACCGGCCACTACACCGCCGGACCGGTCGACCAGACCGACGAGCAGTGCGAGGCGCTCCTGCGCGGCTACGACCGCGCGCACAAGGCGAAGGGCTGGACCATGCTCGGGTACGCGTTCGCGATCAGCCGCGCGGGCACGATCTACCTCGGCCGGCCTGCCACCGCGATCGGCGCGCACGTCCTGAACCAGAACAGCGGGAACGTCGGGATCGTCTGCAACGGCACGACCGGGGACCGGCCGACCGCGGCGCAGGCCCGCTCGCTGCGATGGCTCCTCGCGAACGCGCATACGGACGCGCTCCCGAAGGCGTGGCGCGTCGACCTCCGCGGCCTCCCGGTCAAGGGGCACAACGACTGGATGGCGACCGCCTGCCCGGGGTCGTTCAAGCGCATGTACACGAGCAAGGGGACGAAGCGATGAGCACCGCGCGGAGCACCGCGCGCACCCGCCCCGCGGAGACCGCCGCGACGTTCGGCGCGCTCGTCACCGCGACCGCGTACGCGATCGGCCTGTCCGCCGAGTGGATCGCCGTCGCCGGCATCCTCGCCGGGCTCGCCCCCGGCGCCGTCACGTTCATCGTCGCGAACGGCGGCGTGCGCGAAGTCGCCGCCCGCCTCTGGCGCGGAGCGCGCGCATGAGCGCTCCCCCCACCGGCCGGGACGCGCCGCCGCGCGTCGAGGAGCTCGCCGCGCTCTGCGTCGGCGGCATGATCGCCGCCGGCGTCGACCTCGTCGAACGGCTCCGGTCGCTCGGCGTCGAGCCGACGATCGACAAGCTCGTCGCGATCGCCGTCCCGACCCGCCGGATCGGATGCGAGGCGTTCGACCGCCTCGCCGACGCGCTCGCCGCCGCCGTGTCGCTGCGCGAGCTCGACGAGGAGCCGTGACCCGCCTCGAGTTCGTCGCCGACCGACTCCGCGTCGAGTTCTGCCGCCTGCGGCACGTCCCCGCGCCGTTGCGCTGGGACCAGCTGCAGCCGTCGGAGCGGTCGCAGTGGTTGCGGCTCGCGTCGGCCGCGCTCGACGCGGACTGCGCCTGGCGCCCATAGCCTGCACCCCGCCCCCGGGTGCAGTTCCCCCCGAGCCCCGTTCGACCCCTAGTGGTCGGGCGGGGCTCGTCGTCGTTCTAGGGCAGGTCGCCGCGGGCGCGCGCGCAGAGCTCGTCGTCCGCGGGCAGGCTAGCCCCGCACTCGTCGAGGATCGTCTGAATCTCGCGGCGGGCGCGCGAGCAGACCGCGGCGGGAACGTCCCCACGGTCCGGCGTGCTGCAGCGCGTTCGCAGCAGCTGCGCAACGCGAAGCGACATGGCACGGTCCGGCCCTCGATCACCGCCGGCGAACTCGTCGGCCTCGCGCTCCGCGACGGCGACGATCGCCGGATCGGCAGTCGCTGACGGAGATGGCGACGGCGACGCCGTCTCCTCCCCGCACCCAGCGGCGAGCAATGTCACCCCGCACCCGGCGAGTCCGAGCGCAAGAAGTCCTGCAAGAACAGGTGTTCGCATGTTCTGTCCGATGGTCGTGTTCAAGTAGGTCGCCTCACGGCTCTCGCAGCGAGGCGCATCCGGCAGTGAGGGCATCCCCAGCGGTGTCGACGGAGATGGCACCTCGGAGGTCCGGGAGAGAGTCCCATGCAGCATCCCCTGATGCGACTCGTCGTCGGCGAGGCAGCATCCGTCATCGACGGCGACGACGTGCTCGCGGAGGTCGCGGCGATCATCGCTGACCGCCTCCCCCAGGTCGCGCCGAACGATCCACAGCGCGGAGTTCTTGAAGCTCTCGCGTGTGTCGCGCGGTCGTCGCGAGCAGATGCGCCATCCCGGCGCGAAGCTCGCTGAGGACGTCCTCGACGTGAGCGCTCGGCGGCTCGGCGGCCTTCATGGCGTCGAGCCCGTCGAGCGCGAACCGCTCCGGCATCCCCGAGATCGCAGCGGCACGACGTAGGACGTCGTCGCTGGCGCGGGTGGCGCCGGACGTCCGGAACAGGTTCCGCGCGGACGGCTCTTCGAGTCCCAACGCCTCGATGAAGGCGCCTTGATTCATCAGCGACCAGCCCTGCATGGCCCGCATCCGGCGTGCGCTCTCGTCCGGTGTCACGCCCCGATCGTATGCGCAGATTTGCGCCGCCAGCGCGCAATGTCGCACAAATCCGCACAGGCTCGCGCATATGTGCTAGCGTTCACGCAATGACGCGAACTCACGCAAAATCGCGCGGCCGGGCACTGCGGGTGAACCGCCTGCTCATCGAGCACCGCCTCGACGCCGGCATGACGCCCAACGACCTCGCCAAGCGAGCAGGGATCAGCGGCAACACCGTCCGAGCCGCCGAGCGCGGCGAGTACGTCGACCCGCGCAGCCAGCGCGCGATCGCCTGCGCGCTCCAGGCGACCCGCGTTGTCCTCTTCCCCTTCGAGCGCCAGCGGGAGGCCGCATGAGCACCCACGACACGACCAGCGCCCCGGTGAGCATCAAGGACCACTACCTGAACAAGGGTCTGAGCCGCCGCGCGTACGCCGACCAGATCGGCGTGCCCGAGCAGAGCCTCCGGCGGCTGGAGGCCGGACTCGGCGTCCACCCCGCGAACGCCAAGAAGGTCGCCGACGACATGAAGGTCGCGGTCACCGACATCCTCGGCGCCGCGGCCCCAGGCGAGGCGGCGTGACCGAGGCGCTCGCAGCCCGAACGCTCGACGAGAACGAGCAGGTCGTCGCGCGCGGCCTCTCCACCTTTGTCGAGGTCGGCAAGGCGCTCGGGGAGATCCGCGACGCGCGCCAGTACCGGGACGCCGGCTACTCCTCGTTCGAGGACTACCTCAGCGAGCGCTGGGACATGAGCCGTCCCCGCGCCTACCAGCTGATCGACGCTGCTGGGCGCGTTGCAGGACTGTCTACCAAGGTAGACGGAGCCAGCGCGTCTGCCATGGCAGACACTCGCACGCCGCCGGTCGTGACCGAGCGCGTGGCGCGGGAGTTGCCGCGGGAGCCGGAGCACGCCCGTGAGGTCTGGGCCGCCACGACCGAGCGGGTCGGCCCGTCCCCGACCGCCCGGCAGGTCGCGGAAGTCCGCGACGAGCTCTACCCCAAGCAGGCGCCCGCACCCACCAGCGCCCCGGTCGCCGCACCGGCCGCCCCGGAGCCCGACCCGGAGCCCGCGCCCGCCCCCACCCCACCCCCGGGACCGGCGCCCGTGCCGGTGCTGCTCGACCCGGCCGCGACCAGCGAGCAAGTCGAGCAGGAGAACCAGCGCACCCTGCGCTACTCGGAGACCCGCGTCATCGCCGGAGCGCTCACCGCCCTCCGTCACCGCCCCGCGACCCTCGCGCACGCCCGCGAGAGCGCCGCGCTCATCGACCCGACCTACCTCAACCCCGGCGACGAGATCACCGCGGACGCCGCACGCGCATCCGCCGCGTTCCTCCTCCTCTTCGCCGCCGCCCTCGAAGGAGACACCCCGTGAAGCTCACCACCCCACAGAAGAACCGGCTCGGCGAGATCCTCGCCAAGCAGCGCGGCGAGTTCGCCGAGAGCGACGTCCGCGACGAGTGGATCGCCTACCTCCGCGACGAGCACGCGGCAGGCCGGCTCGGCGACTTCATCGCCGAGATCGGTGCCGCGTCGTTCAAGACCGCGATCAACGAGCGCGCGTGGAAGGTCGACCCCGACCAGGGCGCCTTGTTCGACGAGGACGCGCTCCTCGCCCTTGGCGGCAGCAGCCACGTCCGGATGGCGGACGCGCGCGCCACCCACGTGCTCCGGCACCGCGAGATCCTCGAGGCGAACTTCGAGGCCCAGCGCCGCGTGTTCGCCGCCAAGCAGCAGTGGCTCAACGACCGGCTGCCCGACCTGTTCGAGCGCGGCTGCACCCTCGCCGACCTCGACCGGACCCCGGCGCCCGCCGCCGCGTCCGCGCGGAAGGCGGCGTAGATGCCGTCCGTCGACTGGGAGTACTTCCTCCCCATCCTCGTCTGCTGGGCGGTCGTGCTCGCCGTGTTCGTGGTCCTCGTGCTGATCGAGGTCCGCGCGGAGCGCCGCGACCGGCAGGCCGCCGCGCGCCGTCCGCTCGCCCCGGTGATCCCGCTCGACCTCAGCCGCGCGCGTCGCCGCGAGGTCGCCCGCCGGAAGGCGACGCGATGAACCTGCCGGAGCAGGAGCGCGGCGAGCAGATCGCCGCGGCGGACCACGGCGGCGTCACGCCGGGGATCGGGCGGCTGCGTCGGCCGGCGCGCACGGAGTGCTGCCGCCGGTACGCGGCGATCGCCGCGCACATCGACGCGTCGCTCGGTGCGGGGCATCGGTGCTCGGACTGTCCGTGCGCGACCGACGAGGAGGCCCGGCATGGCTGACCTGCCTGAGCTTCCCGCGCTGACGGACGAGCAGATCGACGCCGCGTGGAAGTCGATGTGGCCGAACCTCACGCTGGTCCGCGACGACGGTGACTGGCAGCTGATGCGCCGCGCGTTCCCTCGCCCGACACCGCCCCGCCCCGAGGACTGGGACGGCGGGTGCGCGCGGGTGTACTGGGTTTCCGCCCTGGGCGGCTGGTCCATGCACTGCGACGTGCACGCCGCGCCCGAGGCCCGGCGCGAGTTCCTCCGCCGCGCCGCGTTGGCCGTCGAGTGGAGCGACCAGACCAAGGGAGCGTCCCGTGCCTGACCAGACCGTCACGGACCACGACGCCGAGCCCGCCGCGCCCGCGCCCGCGCTCGACCCGACCAGCGCGCTCATCGCGGCGCTCGCCGACGCGCAAGGCGCGTTCCCGCCGATCCCGAAGACCCAGACCGCGACCGTCCCGACCAAGAACGGCGGCTCGTACCAGTACACGTACGCGGACCTCGGCGACGTGCTCGCCGCCGTCCGGCCCGTCCTCTCCGAGCGCGGCCTCGCGCTCGTCCAGTACACGATCCGCGAGGACGCCCGCACCGTGCTCGTCACCGAGCTCCGGCACCCCGCCGGCGGCGTCCTGCGGTCCGAGGTCGACCTCGGCCAGTCGAGCGCGAACCCGCAGGCGTTCGGCGGCGCGCTCACCTACCTGCGCCGCTACGAGGTCGTCACCCTGCTCGGGATCGCCGCGGAGGAGGACCGCGACGCCCAGGACGTGACCCCGGCGTCGGACCGGCGCCCGGCCACCCCCGAGCTACCCGCGTGGGCGCGCGACGCGACCCGCGACCGCAAGACCGACCTCGGCACGGCGATGAGCCTCCTCGTCGACCGGGCGGTCGCCCGCGAGCTCGTCGTCGAGCTCCGCGAGCAGATCGGGCTCGTCCCGGACGTGCTCGTCGAGTTCATGATCCGGCTCGCCGCCGCGGTCTCGGAGCACGCGGACGACCCGACCCCCGCGGAGGCCGCGGACGCGTGGGCCGCGGACGCGACGGACGACGAGCTCGTCCGCGTCGCGACCGGCGGGCCGGGCGAGAAGCCCGAGCGCGTCGACGCCGCCCGCGCGGAGATCCACGCCCGCCGGGCGCACGACAGCGTGCCGGATCACGCGGTCACCCCGGACGAGGACGACGCGGAGCCGAGCGAGCAGCCCGAGCGCCCCGCCGAGCCCGAGGCCGCCGAGCCTGCCGCCGGACAGGGCGCGCTCGACGTCGGCGACCGACCCCCGGCCGGGACCGTGCCCGTCCCGCCGCTCGACGGTCGCCCGACCGTCGACCTCGCCGCGCTCCGCACCGCCGGCTGCATCTGCGACTCGCCGCTGCAGGCCCAGACCGACGAGCACGCGCGCGACAGCGAGTGCCCCCTCGTCGGCCACGGGGTGAGGGCATGACGACGGACCAGACGAGGAAGAACGGGCGACCGTCCATGTGCGGCAGCTGCGGCGAGTGCAAGCGCTGCAAGCGCGCCGCGTACATGCGGTCGTGGTACGCGACGAAGACGCCCGAGCAGCGACGGGCGATGGTCGCAAACCGCGATCCGGAGAAGGTCGCAGCGCAAGCAGCCAAGCGCGGACGCGCGAAGCGCGCCGGGAACGAATCCGTCGAGCAGCGCACGAAGCGGCTGGCGCGCAAGGCGGTCTGGCAAGCGGTGCGCGATGGGCGACTCGTCCCGCAGCCGTGCGAACGCTCGGGCGACGAGTGCAGCGGGCGCATTGAGGCTCACCACGACGACTACGGCCGCCGCTTCGACGTTCGCTGGCTCTGCCAAAAGCACCACCGCGAGCACCACAACAACCACGGTCAGGAGACCGCCCCATGAGCACCCCCGACACGACCACCACGACCCCGACGCCCGGTGCGGCGCTCGCCGTCGACCTCAACGGCGGGCACGTCTTCGACCCGGTGACCGGGGAGGCGTACGAGATCGCGGACGCGCCCCCCGAGCTCCTCGCCCGCTACGCGATGGACCTCGGCGACCTCGCCCGGCAGATGCGCGAGGCGCGCGCCGCCGTCGAGATCGAGCTCGCGAACCGCCTCCGGTACGTGAAGGCGAAGAGCCTCCCCGCCGGCCCGTTCCTCATCGAGCGGAAGAACAGCAACCAGTGGAACGCGGACGCGTGCTGGCAGGCGCTCTCCGACCTCGTCGCGGCGGGGAAGGTCGGCGCCGCGGAGGCGGCGGACGCGATGCCCGAGTCGACGGTCCGCAAGCCGGACGGGCGGAAGCTGAACGCGCTGCTGACCCGGCTCGTCGGGGAGGACCCGGAGGCGGCGGGGCCGCTCGCGCGCGCCCGTGTGACCCGCGAGGGCGTCCGCGTCGCGCAGGTCGCCGTCGACGCGACCGCGGAGGAGGTCGATGCGCGATGAGCCTCTCCGCGAAGCTCATCGAGGTCACGCCCGCGTTCGCCGAAGAGCTCCTTCTCCGCAACGAGCGCAACCGCCACGTCCACAGCGCGCGCGTCGGCCAGTACGCCGCCGACATGCGCGACGGCGCGTGGAAGCTCAACGGCGAGGCGATCAAGATCGCCGACGACGGAACGCTCCTCGACGGGCAGCACCGCCTCATGGCCGTCCTCGAGGCCGACGTCTCCGTTCAGATGCTCGTCATCACCGGACTCCCGCCCGAGGCGCAGGAGACGATGGACCAGGGACGCGCTCGGTCCTTCGGCGACGTCCTGCACCTTCGCGGCGAGAAGGACTACTTCGTCCTCGCTGCGTCGACTCGCCTCGTCGCCGCCTACGAGCGCGACGGCGTGCCCTTCGCCGTCCGCCGAGGCCTCAGCGTCCCTGAGCAGGCCCGGACGCTCGAGCGCAACCCCGGGCTCCGAGACAGCGTCGAGTACTCAGGCCGCCGGCGGCGCCCGTGGCTCTCCCGCGGACCCGCGAGCGGCCTCCACTACCTCTTCTCGATCGCCGACCAGGAGGGCGCCGACGACTTCTTCGACCGCCTCGCCTCAGGGGCGAACCTCAACACTGGCGACCCGATCTATCTCATCCGCGAGCGTCTCATCCGGGACCACCAGGCGACCGATGGCCGCACTTCCTCCGAGCGGACCAAGCTCGCGCTCATCATCAAGGCCTGGAACGCCTACCAGGACGGCGACACCCCGGCGCGCCTCACGTTCGTCCCGGGCGGCGCGAACCCCGAGCGGTTCCCGTCCATCAACGGACTCCACGCCCGCGGCGAGGTCCCCGCATGACCGTGCTCGCGGAGCGCACGTGGTTCCTGACGGTGCCGGACGTGCTCCCGCGGTCGTTCAACCGCGTGGGCGCGTCGGGGTCGTGGCGGGTCTGGCAGACGCACAAGAAGCTCTGGGAGCGCCGGCTCGTCGCGCTGCTCGGCGAGGAGGGCGTGCCGGTCGCGTCCGGTGCGTTCGCGCGGACGACCGCGATCCTGACCGTGCCGGACCGTCGCCGGCGGGACGCCGGGAACTTCGGGGTGGTGCTCGAGAAGTCGCTCGGGGATGCGTTGCAGCTGGCCGGGGTGATCCCGGACGACACGCCGGAGTGGTGGTCGTGGACGTCGGTGTCGTTCAGCTACGAGCGGGGGGCGTCGGCGACGACGTTCGTCGTGACGCTGCTGCCGGACGTGGCGCTGCGGCTGGACCCCCGCGCCCCCCAGATGGACCACGAGGAGCGTACCGATGGGTGAGTCCTCAGCGATCGAGTGGACCACGGCGACGTGGAACCCGTGGCGCGGCTGCGACAAGGTCAGCCCCGGATGCGCGCACTGCTACATGTTCACCGACCAGCGCCGCTACGGGAACGACCCGAGCGTCGTCGTGCGCGCGGCGGACGCGACGTTCTACGCACCGCTTCGCAAGCGGTCGTGGCTCGACCTCCCCGCGGGCTCGATGGTGTTCACGTGCTCGTGGTCGGACTGGTTCCACCCCGACGCTGACCCGTGGCGCAACGAGGCGTGGGAGGTCATCCGCCAGCGCCCGGACCTGACGTTCCAGGTGCTCACGAAGCGGCCCGAGCGGATCGCCGAGCACCTGCCGTGGGACTGGAAGCTCGACGGCGTCCCGTACCCGAACGTGTGGCTCGGCGTGACGATCGAGAACCGGCGCTTCAACCACCGTGCGGACGTCCTGCGCGAGATCCCGGCCGCGGTGCGCTTCATCAGCGCCGAGCCTCTGCTCGGCCACCTGCGGGCCGACGCGATGCTCTGGAACAGGGAGGCACAACGATACGAGCCGCGCTGGTACGACGGCTACACCGGTCCCGACCTCAACCTCGACGGGATCGACTGGCTGATCGCAGGCGGAGAGTCCGGCGCCCGGCACCGACCGATGGATCTCGCATGGGTCCGCGACCTCCGCGACGCGTGCGCTGACGCCGGGACCGCGTTCTTCCTCAAGCAGCTCGGCGGCCCCGCCAACCGAAAGCGCGGCGGCGCCGAGGCGCTGCTCGACGGCGTTCGGCACACCGCGATGCCGTCGCCTCCTTCGACCGAGGAGCGGGGGCGCTCGTGAGCCAGCGAGACGACGTCCTCCGCGCGCTCCGCGACGCCGGCCCCCGCGGCGTGCACACGTTCGAGCTCCGCGCCGCCTACATCGGCAACCCCTCCCAGCGGATCGCCGAGCTCGAGGAGATCGGGCACACGATCAGCCGTACGCCCGAGGCGCTCAACGGCAAGGCGCGCGGCACCCGGTACCGGCTCGTCTCGCTCGCGGGGGAGGAGCGGACGCCGGCTGGTCCCTCGGAGGCGCCTTCGAGCATCAGCGCCCCGGGGATGGGAGGCCCGCCCGCGTCCCGCTCCTCCCCGGCGAGCGACCCCGCCCGCCTGTTCGACCCGCCCCCCGCGCCCGCGCGCGCCGGGCGCCGCGGCCCGTACGACGCCGCCGCATGACCCGACCCACCGACCTCGGCCACCCGGCCCGGACCCACAACCAGAAGGAGCACCCCGCGATGAGCGATACCCCCGACACACCGCAGCGGCGCCCGTTCGCCGCCGTCCTGCAGGAGCACCGACGCGGCGGCCTCGCCGTCGAGCTCGGCGACAAGCTCGCGGAGCTCGCCGCCGCCGTCGTCGAGACCAACAAGAAGGGCACGCTCACGCTGCAGCTGACCCTCGCCCCGAACGGGCAGGGCTCCGTGAAGCTCGGCGACCGCGTCGTCCTCAAGGCGCCGTCGCCGACGATGCCCGAGGCGTTCTTCTACGTCGACGAGCACGGCAACCTCAACCGCAACGACCCGCGCCAGCCGCGGCTGCCGATCGCCGCCGACGACCTCGACGCGCGACGGGGGGCGAGCGCCTGATGCCCGACCCCAAGTACACGACGCTCGCGGGCGCGGCCGGCGACGCGCAGGCGATCATCGACGCGGCCCGCGAGCTCCGCGAGGTCCGCCCCGAGCCCGTCGACGTCGACCACACGATCCTCGTCCGGCAGGCGAACGGCGACGTCGAGCACATCGACCTCGACCACCTGCTGCCCGCCCCGCGCCGCTCGACCGGCATCTACCGGGCCGGGAGCGTCGACTCGTTCATCGAGCTCGTGCGCGAGCTCGGCGACGCCCCGACCGAGGAGCACTCCGCGACGACCGTCTGGGTCCACCCGACGAGCGGCACCCTGAACGCGGTCTTCGACGACAACGCGCACAGCGAGACCCCCGGGTGGGGCGAGCACGGCGCCGTGCTCACGCTCGAGCAGACCGTCGCGTGGAAGGCGTGGCTCAAGCACGACGGCGACCTCCTCTCCCAGGAGGACTTCGCCGAGCACGTCGAGGCGCGCATCCCCGACATCGCGGACCCGCCCGCCGCGGACCTGCAGGAGGTCATCGAGACCCTGACCGGCAAGACCGAGGTCAGCTGGACGTCCGGGTTCCGGACGACCGACGGCACCGTGCAGCTGGCGTACACGGAGGAGGCGACGGCGACCGCGGGCCGCAAGGCGAACATGGAGATCCCGCAGAAGTTCACGCTCGTCGTGCAGCCGTTCGTCGGGGTCAGCGACCGGGTGCCGATCACCGCTCGGTTCCGGTACCGCATCCGGCCCGGCGGTTCGGTCGCGATGGGCTACGTGCTCGACCAGCCCGAGCAGGTCGTCGAGGACGCGATCGCCGGGATCTACGAGCGGCTCGCGGGCACGTTCAGCCGCGTGTACATGGGGTCGCCGCGATGAAGCCGACCGAGCAGGGCGGCGCCTCGGCGTCGCCCCTCGGGCCGGTCGGCCGGCTCGCGCCGAACCCGGCCCGCGTGGTCGCGGACGCGGCGCGGCACGCCGCGCTCATCGCGCACGCGCGCGCCTGCCGCGCCGAAGCGGACGACCTGCTCGCCGAAGCGATCGCCGCCGAGAGCGCCGCGTGCGCGATCCGCGAGGGCCGCGCATGACCGAGTACGCCCGCCCCCAGCGAGCCTGCCGGACCTGCGGCGTCGTGAAGGCCGCCGAAGAGTTCGCGACCTCGCAGAGCAAACGCTGCGACGCGTGCATCGACGAGATCCGCTCCCGCCGCTGCCGGAACTGCGGGCGCGCCGCCGGCACGACCGCGCGCGGGAACGCCCGCGACTACTGCCACCGCGCGCCGTGCGTCGCCGCGCGCAACGCGGCGAACACCGCCGCCTACCACGAGCAGCAGCGCACCGAACGCGCCGCGCGCACGACCCGCCGGTGCCCGGTCTGCGACACCGAGAAGCCGCTCACCGCGGAGCACTGGAACGCGATCTACGTCGACGCGCACGGCGCGACCCGGACGTGGCAGCCGTACTGCCGTCCCTGCACGCGCGGCGAGCAGCGCGCCCGCTACCACGGCGACCCGGCGCGCCGCGCGTACGCGCTCGAGCGCGCCCGCCAGCAGCGCGAGGAGGCGAAGGCGCGCCGCGCGGTCGACCCGGAGTACGACGCGCACCTACGCCGGATCAAGCGGGAGGCGTCCGCGCGCGCCCGGGAGCGCGCCCGCGAGCGCGCCGACCAGGCCGAGAGCAGCGAGATCGCGGGACGCGACATGCGGGACATGCTCCCGGCGTACGCGCTCGCGGTCGCGTTCGACGCCTGGGTCGCCGCGCAGCAGCACGACAGCCGCGACGTCGCGTTCTCGATCGAGGAGACCGCGCGCGAGCTCGGGACCAGCGCGCGGAGCGTCACGGGGTGGCGGAACGGCGAGCGCGACCTCGTGCAGTTCGACCTCGCGGACCGCCTCCTCCTCGCGATCGACCGGCTCTGGTGGGAGGTCTGGACCGAGGACACCGTCCGCCGGCCGCTGATCGTCGCGGAGGTCTGGACGAAGCGCCGGAAGAACGCGTCGAGGTACTGGCAGCGCACGGCGCGCCGCCGGTACGGCGACGGCGGCCCCGATCACGCGGCGCTCGCCGACGTGCGCCGGGTCTGGGAGGGCGACACCGACGAGCTCGAGGAGGCCGCATGACCGCCGTGGACCGCTACCCCCAGATGGACCAAATCGGGCGTGATGCCCACGACCAGGCCAAGGAGGTCTGACCTATGCGCGATTACATCGAGTGCAGCACCCAGGCCGACGTGGACCGTGTGGTCGGCGAGGGCAACGTGCCGATCGTCCGTGACGGCTACTTCGAGGCGTCCGGCTCGGCCACTGTCCGCGCGTACGACTCGGCCACCGTCCGCGCGTACGGCTCGGCCACCGTCCGCGCGTACGACTCGGCCACCGTCAGCGCGTACGGCTCGGCCACCGTCAGCGCGTACGGCTCGGCCACCGTCAGCGCGTACGACTCGGCCATCGTCAGCGCGTACGACTCGGCCACCGTCCGCGCGTACGGCTCGGCCACCGTCAGCGCGTCCGGCTCGGCCACCGTCCGCGCGTACGACTCGGCCACCGTCCGCGCGTACGACTCGGCCACCGTCAGCGCGTCCGACTCGGCCACCGTCCACGCGTACGACTCGGCCACCGTCAGCGCGTCCGACTCGGCCACCGTCAGCGCGTACGACTCGGCCATCGTCAGCGCGTACGACTCGGCCACCGTCCACGCGTACGACTCGGCCACCGTCAGCGCGTACGGCTCGGCCACCGTCAGCGCGTACGGCTCGGCCACCGTCAGCGCGTACGACTCGGCCATCGTCAGCGCGTACGACTCGGCCACCGTCCGCGCGTACGACTCGGCCATCGTCAGCGCGTACGACTCGGCCATCGTCAGCGCGTACGACTCGGCCATCGTCAGCGCGTACGACTCGGCCACCGTCCGCGCGTACGGCTCGGCCACCGTCAGCGCGTCCGACTCGGCCACCGTCAGCGCGTCCGGCTCGGCCACCGTCAGCGCGTCCGGCTCGGCCACCGTCCACGCGTACGACTCGGCCACCGTCCACGCGTACGACTCGGCCACCGTCCACGCGTACGGCTCGGCCACCGTCCACGCGTACGACTCGGCCACCGTCCACGCGTACGACTCGGCCACCGTCCACGCGTCCCCGAATGTCGCAGTGCACAAGCACGGCGCGCGCCCCAGCATCACGGGCGGGGTCGTCATCCACGTCCCCGAGATCCGCGACGGCTCCGAACTCTCCGCGTGGTGCGACTACTACGGCGTCGACGTTCAGGACGGCCAGGCGCTCGTGTACAAGGCCGTGGACGACGACCTGCGGTCCGGGCGCGGCTGCGAGTACCCGATCGGCGAAACCGTCGAGTGCGCCGACTGGCACGCCCGCCCCGAGTGCGGGCAGGGCCTGCACTTCTCGCCGCGTCCGTTCCTCGCTATCGGTTACTTCACGGACGCGACGCGATTCCTGCGCTGCGCGATTCCAGTCGCGGAGACGGTCGTCCTCGGCGACAAGGTCAAGGCGTCCCGGTGCACGGTCGTCTGCGAGGTCGACATCGACGGCAACCCCCTCTCGACCGATGAGCGGGGTAGCGCTTGAGCGGCGGGCGGACCACCTGGCGCGCGAAGCCCTGCGGCTGGCGCGGACGCGAACGCGTCGTCGCGCTCGGCGAGGAGTTCGGCCCCGCCGGCACCGCCGTCCTCGACCTCTGCGAAGAGCTCGCGAAGGAGCAGCGCGGCGAGCGCGGCGAAGTCCGCGCCGGACTCCGCTCGATCGCCCGCGACGCGTTCCTCCCCCGCGGCACCGCAGGGCAGACCCTCGCCCGCGAGATCCTCGAGTTCGGCGAGCGCGTCGGCGCGTTCGACGACCTCTACATCGCCGACGACGTCGACATGACCGTCACGCTCCGCGTGTCCGGGTTCGCCGAGGACCAGGGCCGCGGGTACGAGTCCGTCCGCAAGCAGCAGCAGCGCGCGGGACAACGTCCCGACACCGAGGACACGAGCACCCCGTGTCCCGACCATCGGGACAACGCGACCGCTTGTCCCGAAACCGGGGACGGTGTCCCGGTTCGTCCCCCTACAGGACAGAACAGGAGAGGACAGAAGGGAGACAGCCCCCCTACCCCCCGCGGGGGGAACGCGCCTGACGGCGCGAGGACTCCCTCACTCGACGAGTCGGGGGAAGGGCTCGCGGAGCACGTCGCCGGGGTGCTGCAGCGCGGCGTCGACAGCATCCCGACGGACGAGCGGTGCAGGCCCGCGACGCCGGCGGCGGTCCTCGCCGTCCTTGACGAGCACCGCCCGCCGCGGGACGTCGCGCTCGCCGTCGCGATCGAGACCCGGTCGATCGTGCAGTCGCAGAACCGGGCGCCGAACGTCGTCGGCCTCTACGCGCAGAAGCTCGCGAAGGCGATCAACGGGGGTGCGGCATGACCACGGTCCGCCACACGTCCCGGACCCGTGCGCGCGCCGTCGAGCTCCGCAACGCTGGCTGGTCCCTCCGGCAGGTCCGCGAACTGCTCGCCGCCGAGGGCTACCACCCGGCGCCGACCGTCCCGACCCTCTCGCGCTGGACGAACCCGGCCCGCGAGGAAGAGCACCGGCGCGCGAACCGCGCCCGCGCCCGCGGCGACGCGACGACCTACGCATGGCCCGGCGTCCGCAGCGCGGAGTGGCGACTCGGCCGGATGCGCGCTCTCGACGCCGCCGGCGTCTCCGACCGCGACATCGCCCGCGTGATGACCCTCGACTTCCCGCACTCCCCGATCACGGTCGACCAGGTCAAGCACGCGCTGCGCTCCGACACCCCGACGCTCCCGCTTCGCCGCGCCGCCGCCCGACAGGGGATCGCGTGACCGCCCACCTGCACAACGCGGCGCGCGCCCTCGAGCGGCTACTCGCCGACCGGTGCCCTGAGCACGCCTGGGTCGTCGAGGTCCGGCCACAGGATCGGCCGCAGCCCGGCGGGCTCGTGCGCCCGCTCGAACGGCGCCCGGTCGAACAGGCCGGTGCCGTACGCGACGACCCGCACCCGCTCCTCGACCGGCACCCGCGCGCCGCGCCCCCCACGCCCAGCGGAACGCACCACGACGACCTCAAGCAGAGCGCGTAGGAGCAACGCCCGCCCATGCCCGTCAAGCCGACCCCACGCCTCCGCACCGTCCCCCACACCGGGAACGACCGGCCGGACCGCGAGCAGCCTGCGGAGACCGTCGCGCGCCTCGTCGACCCGCCGCTGCCGCTCAAGCGCCCCAGCGGCAAGCGCGCCCGGATCGACCCCGAGCCCGGCGGTCGCCTCGAGGTACCCGCGCAGATCAGCCTCAGCGTCCGCGAGCCGGGCGCGCGCCCCGTCGACGTCGCGGTCATCACGGACCGCCTCGACGCGCAGCCGCGCGAGCTCGCCGAGCGAGATCGCGACGACATGCTCGTCGAGCCGCGCCCGGGTGATCGTCGTCGGCCCCGGGCAACGCACCCCGGAGTGCCGGACAGCGCACCCGTATGTGCGCGACCGGCCGCTCATGCCGGGGATCAGCGCGTGCCCGCAAGCAGCGCACCGCGCGATCCCCGAGAGCAGCGCGGGCTCACGATCGCGCGCCCGGGGGCTACGAGCGGGCCGGGCGACCCGGACCTGCGCCGCCTCCCACTCGTCCCGCGTGACGAGCGGCTCGTGCGCCGCCTCGTTGACGTGCTCACCGACCCGGAGCTCCCCGAGGTACACCCGGTTCGCGAGGAGATGCCGGACACCGCTCGTCGTCATCGCGAGCCGGTCCGCGATCTCGCTGACCGGCCGGCCCGCCGCGCGGGCGCGGAACGCCGCCCGGACCTCGTCGGCGCGGTCGTCGGGCACGAGCCGTCGCGTGTCCGGATCGCGCCGGTACCCGGCCGGGGTCTGTCGTCGCTG